TGGTTAATGATATGGCCAAAAAGCTCGCGTGAATAGATGCGGTAATGGAACACGGCCGAATACTCGCATACATTGCCGTGAAAGTCCACGTGGGAGCGGTCATCCGCAAAGTCGAACAAGTCGCCCTGGATTTCCAGCGTGTATTTGTTCTTCCGTAGCCAGTCAAAAAACTCGAAGATGTCCTTCTTTTGGGAGTAGAAAGTGCAGTATTCGTAGCGGTTTCCGCGCAGGTTCCTCAGCAATGCCGCCATCTCGTTCCGTTCCCGGCGGTCGCCAAATTCGGATCCCGTCCGAGTGGCGAGGTTCTTCAGGAAATATATTTTACCTCCATACTCGAAATAGTACGGTATGTAGGTGACCGTCTTTTTGTACCAATTGACATATTTGACAAAGGAAGCCTTCTTGACGATAGCGGGATGCAGGTTTACTTTCTCCATGTGTTCCCGAATCTGGCGGTAGATTTCCGCATTGGAAAGACGTATGGGACGTTCCGCTCGGAAATACCTGCCGTCCGACTCGAAACAGAGCGCGTACAGGTTTCGGTAATACGGTTCCCCGACAAAGAACCAGTCGCTCTGCATGCGGGCCGGAGGCAGGCATTCCAGCAGTTCGTAATAACGTTCCTCCGTAATTTCATGGAAAGGCTTGCAAAGTGCCCGGGTATAACGCTTCACAAGCAGTGTCATGCGTACCGGTGATACAGCGACCAGGTACGGATTCTTCTCCCTTTCGCGCAGTGCTTCCAGCGTCTCGCCGCCGTAGTCGCTGTGCATGTCATCCGACATCGACGTGAGGCATGTTCCGTCGAAATAACGTGAATCTATGATGTATTTCATGATGCCGGTATGTTAGAAGTCGATACGCAATACGTGCCGTGCGGCGGATTCTGCCGCCAGTGTCAGTTGCCGCTGCCATGCCTGGTGGCTCGGCGCCCATTTGAATGCGGTCTTTTTCAACAGTGTCCGGGTCTGTTCGTCCGGTTTCCCGTCGAAAAGTATCTGCAGTCGGTTCTCCCCGTAATTCCATACCAGTCTGCCGCCGTCAAACGGTATTTCACGGTTCTCACGGCCGGCCTGTTCCTGCTGTTTCTCCCGCACCTTGCGGGCAATCTCGGGGTATTTGAAGATGGAATGACGCTCCGTGACGACGGGTTTCCCGCCCTTGCCGTTCCACTCGCGGAGGCGGGCGACGGCACGGTCGATCATTTCGACATTGCCATGGTTGGCATATGTGGAGAGCCGTCCGGCAAGATTGCTGACGAAAAGGGAGCGGCTATAACCGCGTGATGTGCCCGTATCAATGCCACGGATGGTGGCGGCCGTGTCGTCGATGTCAGCTTTGACCCTCTGCCATTCCTCTTCGGCACGCCGTTCTTCGGGCTTGGCGGCTTCGAGGGCCTTGCGTATCGCTTCGAGGGCACGTTCGCGCCACTCTCTGAATGCCGTAACACTCTTGTTGTGGCTGTTGCAGGCCTTTTCGTTACGGGCGGTGTTAAATCTCGCAGGTCCCGTGATCATCGCGCTGGCACAGCGGCTGTTGGCGGCAATCATTGCCGAGAAATAGCGTTTGTAGTTTTCCATGTAACGTTCCCGCTGCTGTTCGGGCATAGACTGCAAATCCTCGTGCAGTTCCTTTTCGTGCGAGGCGATGTCCGTTTCGCCCCGCTCTTCGGGTGAGAACGAGGTGAGATTATAGGAGTCGCACGCCCGGCGGAAGTATTCTTCCAGATAACCCGGATGCGCCACTTCCACAACCTCCCAGTCCTTGAAATTCGCCGGGGTGAGGATTTCTTCCCCGCCCGGCTTCCCGACAAGGTGGGAATAGCTGCAATACCCGTGTCTCTTTCCCCTGAAAAGAAACGCCACCGGCTCGCTTTCCGGGGCATCCACACGCCGCACCATGGTCACACGGTGGGCATTTTCCTTTGTCAATAATGTTGTTTCCATACCTTTCTTCTTGATTTCGTTATTTGATTGTTTCCGATTTTTATTGTTGCTTCATCCGGGCGGCATGGTCCATTACAGAGGCGAACCCCACTTCAATACCTATCTGGTATCCGCCCTTGATGGTCGATTCCAAATCCGCCTCGCTTTCGATCAGGGATTCCGAATCATCGGCATAAAGCCTGTACAGGGAGAATACGTCTGCCTCCCATAGCTTCCGGGCATTTTCCGCTGATACAAGCAGCCACACGAAACCGTCCTCACAGGTTACCTTGACGGCGGCTTCGCTATGGCTCAGAGTCCGCCACTCCTTAATGTCCAGTGCCACCCTCCACACGATATACATCAGAGCGTCGTGGCGGCTTTTAACATCGGGGGAATCGCACAGGCGGCTGACCGCGTCTTTGAGGGTCCGAAAAGAGTCCGCCATGAACTGCTCCACGACATACGGCTTCCCGGCAATGGCAGAACAGGCTTCGTCTGCCCTGCCTGATTCCGGCACGGCCTGAATATCCTCCTCTTCAAGGAAGATTTCACGGTACAGGCAATCCATGTAATAATATGATTTCATTCCGGTTGTTCTTTAGGGGTGAAAGTGATTCTCGTATGTCCGTCATAACCGAACTTGACCTGCAGCCCAAAGGCTTCGGCATCGCTCGATATGACACAGATATCCCAGATACTGAGTTCCGTACCACAGGTTATGACAGTATTGTCTTCTGAAATCTGCGGTGACTTGTCTTTCAATGCGGCTCCGCCGCAGATACCGCGCAGGATCACACCACGCCGGTGGGTCGATAAGTTGTTTGTTCCCATGGTTCTCCTGTTTGTTTTTCCGTTATTTTTGCCATTCTTTTTTTTCTCCTGTTTGTAAAAGCATAGGGGCATTCCGCCCCCATGGTTGTTATTAATTCATATTATTTTGTACTGACTGTCTGTGGCGCCTGTTCCACAAGGGTGTACCGAAGTGCCGGTTTTCCATTTCGGAATATGGTAAACGAGTTGCCTTGTACCTGCACGTCCTTTGCTTTTGGCCACCAGAGCCACGAGAGTTTCCCGCCGCTGAGGAAAGCCACGGCATTGCCCTGTACTTTGCCGACCTCACGTACGCCCATATCCTCGTTGCCTCCGGACAGCCTGACGCAGTGCCAGTTGGAACCGAGTTCCATTTTTCTTTTTACATCTGCTAATGTTCTCATTATGTCTTGTTTTGATTATTGCATTATACCGCATGTATCCGGCATTTCCGGTTGCAACTTCTGAGATTGTCGGCATATACCGGGTATGACCTGTTCATCCAGTCAGGAAACCCTTCACGGAAGCAGTGTTCCGGAGTCAGGTATTCTTTGCGCAAACGTTTCCTGTGGCGTCTTTTTGTCCTGTTTTCGACGGCATGGGGAACTTTGGGTATCCGTGGCGTATGCCATTTCCCGCCGGAATAAGTTGCGACATATTCCTGTTGAGGTTCGTCATTCTTGTAGCTGCACACCATGACAGCCGGTTTTTCGCTGAGTATCCCGGCATCGGCAAGCCCGCTGAGTGTACCTTTGGCAGCCTTGAAATTTACAAAGCAGCCCAGACTCATGGTACGGTCTGTGGAGAATATCTCTACCATGTTGAAATATATTATAAGTTATCTGTTTTCAGTGTTTCCTTTTACCTCACGTTCCAAACTGGGGATAACAGCGGGACGTAGCTCACCCAGTGAAGGGTGATTTGAAGGCAGCCCTGCTGCACTACGTCAACCGTGTTATGTCGGGGGTGGGAACGGCATCTCACGACGCAAAGAAGTAAATTGTGGAAGTTAAATAGGAAGTGTGGGTGTACGGGAATCGAACCCGTTTTCAGCCAAGACCTGAAGCACCCGTGAATTTAATCTGGCATCTCCCTGTAAAACGGGAGTTATGCTGATGGCGGCATTTTGCCCGTAAGTGTTTGCCCGGATGTGCCACGCTGCATAACAATGGCGGTAATACGGCAAATAGCAACATCTTTACTCTCACAAACCACTTTGTTGCAGGATATACCATTGGCATACAGTGATATGTAGACAGTTGGACGGAAAAAGCCCGCAAAGTCGGCACACTGCCATACAATGCGGGCATGTTACCTGCAATTCACTGGAAATTCCAATGAATCAGGCGGCAGTTTTCATATCAGTGGCAGGTTGTTGTCCTGCCGCCTGTTCGGAAACAGATCCGGCGGTTGTTTCAGCGGTTACTTCAGCAGGCTGTTCTTGGGACTGTCCGGCAGCCGGTTGTTCGGTTGCTTTGTTTCTGCCTGCGTTTCTGCCTTTGCCCTTGCTTTTGGCGCCCGCCTGTTCCGCCACGGTTCCGGCAGTCGTTTCTACGGTCACTGCTGCCGGGACTTCGGCAGGTTGTGGTACCGGTTGTTCCGCTTCTCTTGGCAGCGCCACACGGAAACCAAGCGCATCAAAGGACGCTTTTGCGGCGGCGTGGATAGCTTTCTTGTAGTCACGTGCCGTGCGTTCAAAGTCCTTTTTGGTCGGTACAAGACCGATTTTTGCCCATACGGACTCTTCCAACTCAAAGCGTTTCACCGTTTCACCCTTTTCGGTGCGGAAGATGACGGCACACGGAGTTGCGGCACGGAGTTTCGAGCGGATGCCGTCGTTCGCCTCACGCAATTTGATTTCTTCGGCTTTGACAGCCCAGAAAGTCATCACCACATTTTTCCACACACGGAAAATTTCATCCTGCGTCTTGTCTTTCGGTTCATAATCCGCACCGAAGAACTGTTGGGCAGTTTCTTTTTCATTGCCGTCACGGTCTGTACTTTTGTACACAAGGATCACACCTTTCAACCCGTTCACCAAATTTACAAACTGTTCTGAATTTAATCTGCTTGTTGCCATAATGATAAAGTATTAGTTACTACGCAAAAGTGCGTATTGCGAGCACTTCCGGAATCGAACCGGAAATCTCACATTGCTGCGAAATGTGGCAGCCATTGCCACGTGCCCATACCCCGCCCATGTATTTCACCCTACATGCGCGGGTTTTAATTCATTTCCGCAACTTTCTTAACGTGCCCTATAGTTTGCTCGCAAAAAAATACTATATTTGCAATGTTAAATGACAAATTCCTGTAACTTCGCATCATGGCAAACGCTCGCTTACTCCAATTTCGACAAGACGTTTCTTTGGCACGTCCCGGATCTTTTCCAATCCGGCAGATAACTTTAAGGTGAGGCATTTAGGCGTTCTGCCGAGCCGGATATTGCGCATAGCATTGGCATATACATTTACCGGCGTCCCCTATACGGATAGTTTTTACCGTTACCGTGCATTTTATTCCGAGCGCACTGGGCGCAATTATGGCATTATTCTTACACGTCCTTTTTCATACAACTTGCACTTCCAAATTTGCGTGCTTTGTGTATGCGGTCTAAAAACACGTTTTTAGCCGTTCCAACTTGCTACATTGGTTTGTAGTCTTGCTCGGTGTGGTTATTTAACACCCTATTTAATCGCTCCAAAGCGAACAAGCGAATTTTTGATTTTCCAAGCCTCAAAAATAGGTTTCCCACAAAAAAGGCTTTTTGTTTCTCGCTCTTGGCGGTTTGGTCTGTCTGTTTCTTAAATCTTTTTTTTTACTATCTATTTTTTTATTCTTTTTTCTCCGTACTTGTTTGCCGTTTGTTTGGCTTTCGAGTACATGACTATTATAAAACCGTTTTTCAGAACTGCAAAACTTTTTGAGAAATTTTTTTTGATTGTTTCAAAAACAACCCTTTTGCGAATATGGAACGCACGCACGCGGGGAAGGTTTATAAGTAATTGAATATCAAACAAATATAAAAAGTGATTTTCTTTGAAAAAAATTTTTTCCTTTGCAAAAATCAAAAAAGCCCCGTTTCAATGTATGTATAAAATCAAAATTTGTTTGGTTTATTGATTATCAGACTATTATCTACTTAAAACGGATAAAATAGGACTGAAAAGTTTTTTTCGCTTTCAATTTGTAAGTAAAGATAATAAAAAAGACGTTTTTAGGCTTACTTTATATAAAAGTAAAACAAATAACTTATTGTAAATCAATATAGTAACAATTTTAAAAAGAAACGGGTGGGTGTACTCCAAGGTGCGGATTCGATTTCTATCCTCGGGGCATTTTTCCAAATCCCGTTTTCTAAAACGACCCAATATGGGGCCATGTCATAAAATTGTAAGTAGACGTCAAAAAATATATAGTAACGGGACATGGACTTGCAGCGGATTTAAATACAACCATAACTGTTATTCAGGTATTTATAAGACATGCCAAGCCACAGATACAAATACTTCCGGTTTTCATGGATATACAGACTTTCAGAAGACTTTCGTTTCTTGCGGGTAAGGCCGGTTTTGGGGAATATCGGAAATGGAGGCATAAATATATAGTGCCAAAGTACTCCGGCTCTTGGTGTATATTCTTAATTGTACCGATAAGAAACGGCTTGTTGAATCCTGTAAAACAGCATGTTAAAAAGGGATTCCCATCGGTAAGGATTACAATGTAACAGCCTATTTATTAACCATATAGAATATATACAGTAATGCATGTGTATGAGTTTTGACTTTTTTGTATGTTTTTTGTGTTTTTGTATAAGAATCTTGATAATTGGTATTTAAACGCCTGTCTTTTTTGATGGATTTGTGTATATTTGCCATAATTTTTCTCTTATGTATAAAATATGGCTTTTGAATGTTACAGGAAGGAAGCGAAGAAAAGGATGAATAATGAAACCATATCGTAGAAAGGATATCAGGAATATTCCGGGCAAACTCTGCATAAGCAAGGGGGTGGTCGTGTTCAATGAGGCAACATTGGAGACGGGGCTTGTGGGGGATGTTTCCGGCGAGTGTATTTCAGTCCCGGTCAGGGTGACAGCGGACAGACAGCTTCTTACGGACGATGTCGTAATGCCCCTGAAAGATTGCCGGGAAGCGGATATGGAACAGAAGATTGCGGTACAGCGTCTGTTGAACAAACGGCATCTGGTATGGGACAGGCGCAAAGGCGCATTGTCGGAATCCATGTACATACCCAAAGACGGGCAGCAGGTGAAAGTGAGTCTTTTGGACGGGCATGTCATATTGGGGGCGTTCAAGGAGATCGACAGGAAAGGAAATCTTGTGCTGTATTGCCTGATGGAGGAGGACGGTACCCTGCGTCATTCGCTGCATGAGGAAATCGGCGTTGCGGAGAATTGGCAGATTACCCCGATAGGAACCAGTGCCCGCAGCCGGTTTGCCGATGCGCTGCACCGGGAAGGGATTGTGTGGAACGGACGGCTGAAACGCCTTGAACCGCTGGAAATACGTATTAACCGTGGCGGGAAATACTATTACCTGAATGATGTCCTGGAAATTTGTGAATGCAGGGACAGCAGCCGGCCGTCAGACAGAAAGCGCCTGGAATGCGGCAACTATTTCAGGGAGCGTAAGGATGCCGAACTGGTGTGTGACTGTGTGCGTTCCATCGTCAAGCTGAACCGGGGCAAGGATGTCAGGCGATAAGCACGACAGCAGGGGTAGAATATTATTTTATCGTTCTCTCCTTTAGGAATCTGAAGGGGGAGCAGCCCTTTCTTTTTTTGGTTCTTTCCCTTATAAAAACAAAAACAGACGGCGATGCCGTCTGACATCCATTTGTTTCTTTTTTGGTATCTTTTTTCTTTGCTCCAAAGAAAAAAGTACATCTACCATCTTCTTCTTGTATAATACTGCTTATAGTATTGTTGCTACATTTGTAACACCCCTCGTCTCAGTCATCCGGTACATTTGTATCATCTTCAAGGTAAAAAAACGGGGCGTCCGGGGCTTCTCTCCCTGGCGCCATATTTTGTTTCAAATTGACATCTGTTGTTTGTCGCATATGGATACGGACATAAAAAAACAGACGGCAATGCAATGATACCGTCTGTTATTCTTCCATGTGCCTCTTTTCAGGGCGGACATGTTCCGTGCTTTTGTCCGTTCTCCTTCCAGCGGTAAACCTCCTTGTCAGAGACGGACATCACAGTTCTTTTTTCCACATCAAACACCTGCCGGCAGAATGCCTTGGTACAAAAGGATGTTTTCAGTTCCGCCAGTATTTTCACGAGTCTGTCATAAGCGCACATATCCCAGAGATAGTCATACATTCCGCCAAGCGGAACCCGTTTAAGCAACCCCATGCATGTTGCCTTCTTCACGCATTTATCAAAAAGGCGCGAACCGATCTCCATACTCTCCATATGATATCGTTTGCTACGCAAAGTATCATATCCCTTCTCCCGCAGACGCGTGCGTTCCGCCATGTACACCATGAATATGACCTCTTCCGGTGAAAACGCTCCCAGCAGTCCGCTGAAGCATTTCAGAAACGGTATCACGGCCGTTTTTTTTTCATTATTCCCTTTCATGGCGCGCTATTTCCCGGACACGTCCGTTTGTGAATTTCCCGTTTCATCATCCCTTATTGCGGGATTGACATAGAAGTGGCATATTTTGCCGTTTCGCATCGGTTTATACACGGAGTAACCCAGTTTCCTGGCATAACGTCCCACGGAAACCCGGTTGGCGAACTTGCCGGTATGTTCCCTCAGGTGTGCCGCCATCTCTTCGACGGTCATTCTGCTTTTTAATTCCATATCATTGCTTTTATTTGGTTTCATGGTAAGGATAGCCATGACTGGTGCAAATTGTTTTCAATTGATATGAATTGATAAAAGACGGCTCCATGAAATCGGCGCGGAGGAATTAACGGGTTATATCTTTGCATCATTCACGGAGCCGTCTCCTGACTATTTCTCCATCAGCTGGCAGGTCTCCCGTATCGTACCGGCATTCCGTTCGTCCAGCCCCACTCCCCGGCCTCGTTCCAGGAGAGTGATTGGCTGGATTTCAGGTTCTCCTTTGTGATGGTGTGTATGACGGTTTTCCTACCGTAGGTTTGAATCCGACGGAGTGCAGCCCGTATAAGCCGTCCCGGAAAAATGTACATCTTCCGGCGTACCAAGACACGGGGTGCGGCATTGCTGCCGGCATAGCGGACAGCGGCATTCCACCGGAGTCCTTCCTGTCTTGCGGATTATCCGCTGTAATGCTGTCTCCATCGTTATGCACCCGGTAAATGGTATTCCGGATTCTTTTTCCGCCATAACTCTATGATGCATTCACGGCCAGCCTGCGTCCAACGTTTTGTCGAACCGAAGGTATATACCTTTCCCCGGCTGTTCTCCCATGTGTAGGGGACATCACATTGCCATGCCCGGCAGGAGGGGAAGACCACCCACTGCCGTTTTTCGTACTTGCAGATTCCTTCCTCGGCAAGAAACTGATGCAGCTGTCGCGGGGAGATACCGAGCTCGTCGGCGATACGTGTACTCTTGAACCACTCCCTGTTCTCGATGAACTCCTCGTAGAAGACAATTTTGGGCATGGAGTCGCGCACCACTTTCCGTAGTTCCCGGATCAGTTCCTTTGCCCCCTCCATGTCTTGTGGCATAGGACAATCCAGACAAGGCATATTGGGTGGCGCCGGCTTCGGATGTTCACGAATGGCGGGCGTCGGGCGTCTCATGGACAGTTTTTCAATAGCTTCACCACACCATTCCGCCAGGGACAGGTCTTCCGGTGCGACCCACCGGGCCAACGGTATGACAAGGGGGGATTCCAGCCAGGTCGCTCCATGCCCACGTCCACGCGTGGTGAAGATTTGCGACTCATACTTTCCGGTACGTCCGTTACCCGCCAACTCCCTGCGGAGCATATCTGTAGAGGCAATGCGGAGCCACTCGGATGGTATCTTCCCGAAATGCATCGTGATCTGTGTGGCGTTGATCATCAGTTTGTCGCCGATGCGCCGGAATGTGACAGGAAACCCTTCCTTGAAATGAAGGATTATGTCATTCCGGGCTGCGGCGTGCCGATCATCAGACTCCTGTTCCAGAAGTTGGTTGCCCCATGCCTCCAATTCGTCGAGCATGTCGCGGGGTATAATAGTCTCCTTGCACACCATACGCAAAAGCCTGCGCATATCAACGGGCCGGAAACTCCACTGCTCCCGTCCGTTCTTCCGGAAACTGATCCTCAATGCCGTCGGGCAGATGCGGGCGATAGCCCCGTCTTCAAGCAGCTCGCTACGTTTAAGTATGTTACATACGTCCATGGCACAGATGTGCAGATGGCCGCTGTGGTCTCGGGAAACCCGTATGTTCCAGTCCCGAAACGGAATGTTCCTATTCTCTCTCATTGTCATTTCCTCCTTTCTTCCTGTTGTCAGATTTATGTTTATTTTCAAGCAAGGCCCGCTTGTGGGCCATTTTGCGTACCGGATAGTATGTACGTTTTTCACCGCAAAGGGCATCATAATCCTTCAGCATCAGCGTGCCAAGGTCGGACAGTTCGATCTCGACATCCGGATGCAGATGTCTGAAATAGAGCCCTCCGCTGCATACGTACTTGCCCGTGCAACAAAATGAAATGGCCTGCAAGTTGCCTTTTGTCAGTTCCGCCGCACTATGCAACGAGCGCGTAATGGCGACAAGAACCTGTGCCCCGTTGAAAATGAGCACCATTTTCGGCCGTTTAAATGTACTACGTCTCATGTTGTCCTAATATTTGCGTTAATTCCTCCTTTGTAAATCTAAGGCAGGCAGTCTGTACCAGCCAAGTGTCTGAAACGGTAAATCCACCGGACAGCAATTCGGACATGCGCTCCAGAAGGTAGGCACCGAATGCAGGATCGATGTAAACGACAAATAATAGAGCCAGACATTCATCAATTAACAGATGTCCCGACGCCTCGTCACGGATAATCATATTCTCCTTGTCTATTCCGTAAACATCCGTCAGCGCTGTTATCCAATGATGGAAAGAGGCGCGGAAGTCACGGACGTTGTGCCGGCATGCGTCTCCTCGGACCCGGATAAAATGTGTTGCGTCGAAATAGACCGGTCCGTCCTCCTGTGACGTTCCAAAAAGCAAATCGGGGAATTCCCTGTACCGGACTGTCCGGCAGGAAATCTTTTCTTCTTTCATGTTCTTTTTTCCTTTGTTTTCAATTTTGTATTCAACATTGTGCAAATATATATCTTTTTATGGTGAAATATCACAAAAAAACAAGACTGTTTTTTTGTTTTCATTCAATTAATTGTCGTTGATAATAAGCAGTTTACATAAAATTTAAATCGAAATATCTATATATTTGGTTGTGTTATTTCGTTTTGCAAATCAAGCATTAAGAAGCTTGTTTTTCATATACTTTTTTTTGTACAAAACTTCTCTCCTGCCTGCGCTCTACTCTTTAGGTAAAAAAGCAAAAAAATATGGTGACATCGGACAATTCATTCAACGGGGAGCTTTTGGAGAGCATATTCAGGACCTCCAAGAAAACCATTCAGGAGTATGTCCGCGAAATCGAACGCAACAACCGCTACCGTTCATGCCGCCAGGATATAAGTTCAGGATACATCCTTGATGACCGTGCCAGGCTCATTGACTTATACGAGGCCTGCCTGCAACAGGATGCGCATATACGGTCGGTGGTCGAGACTTTGGAGAGTCAGATACTTGGTGACCGTTATATGCTTGCGCATGTGAACGGGAAAGGGAAATATACCAAAGACGTGGTGAACTCGCAAAAGATACAGGGCTCGCAATTTGACAAGATAATCAAGGGTATCGTGGAAGCCAAGCTTTACGGGTATACTTTACTCGAAATCATGCCGTATGTTGATTCCGGAACAGGCAGGCTGGCGGAAGTCAACATCATCGAACGGCGCAATGTACTGCCGGACCAGAGAGTCGTATTGAAAAGGCAGGGGCTATGGGAGCCGCATTGGGATTTGCGCAATCCGGCCTACCACCGTTGTTATGTGCTGGTGACGTCGGGGGACCTTGGGCTTTTTTCTGCCACAACGCCATTGATACTCGCCAAAAAGTTCACGGTGGCCAATTATGTTAACTTCTCCCACACCTACGGACAACCGATCATTCATGGAAAGACGGTCAGTGAGAGCAATGCCGACCGCAAACGGCTGGCCGGTGAAATAGCCAATGCGGCACAGAACAAGGTCGTGGTCACCGGCATCGAGGATGAGGTGGACATCAAGACCTTCACCATGTCCAATTCGGAAAAGATATATACCGGACTGATTGACTTTGTCAACAAGGAGGTTGCCAACCTTGTGCTCGGCTCCGAGTCCATGGCCGGAGGAATGCAGTCGTATGTGGGTTCGACCAAGGCGCATCAGGACATTTTCCGTGACCGTATCGAGGTTTACCGCAGATATATCGAGAATGTCATGAATGAGGAGATAATCCCCCGGCTGGTAGCCATCGGATATATTCCTGCAGGACTGGAATTCAGGTATTCAAACCGGATAGAGATGAATAACGAGGACCGTATCAGGCTCTATTCGCTCATTACTGAAAAATACGAGGTCGCGGCTGACGAAATCGAGAAGGAGTTCGGAATCAATGTGGGCAGGCAGCTTAATGCCATCCCGGCTATGGGGCTTGAAGCGGATGGCGGCCGGTACATTCCCGGCCATAACGACCGTGGTATCATGTCAGACGAAGAGTATTTCCGGCGTTACGGGCATCCTCGGGGGAGTAAGGTTGAAAATTTTTTGCGGGGAACGGAGTGATGGCCCGGCTTCCGTTCCCAAACGGTGTTCCATATGGAGCTGTCAGGGCGTCCGCTTCTCAGGAATCCGGTACGGAAAAGGAGTACCGTGTCATATTTGAGGCATTCCGCAGGTTCATTCTCCACTACGAAAACAGTGCCGAACGTCTTGATATTATGGAGGATATCATCACTTTGCGTGCTTCTTTCTTGATAGACAGAGCGTTGACAGGTTTACGTATTGACCTGGACCATGCATTGGAGATTCTGAGAAACCATAATGACTTTACGACGGAGAGAGAGCGGCTGCAGCGTGATATTCTCATCGCTGCCATAGACAACCTGGTTGATTTTGCGGCGGCCGAAGAGTATGCGATGTTCAAGGATATGCCTGAAACAGTGGATGAGCGGGATATGGAGGCATACGGAGAGATATGTCACCGGTATAACTTTATTTATGCGGAGAGAGAGAACAGCCAGGTGCTTTTCGCCGCTTCGATGGCGGCATGGTGGCTCACAGTGGATACGGACACGGTGCTGACCTATGTGACGCAGGGAGACGAACGGGTACGGGCGTGGCATCTGTCCCTCGAGGGACTCTCGTACCGTAAGTCGGAATTCCCGCCGGAGTTGATACCGCCCATTGAGTGGGGATGCCGTTGCTATCTGGTAGCGGACGGGTTCGCCGCAGTACGGGCTGCACTGCCCGTTCCGGAAAATTGCAGGAAGAGGATTGATCCTGTCTTCTGGGAGAGCCTGGCCACGGGCGGACGCATTTTTTCCAGGGCACACCGCTATTTCGACATGCCGCTGCCGGAGCACATGACTAAAATTGTAAAACGGATAAAAGAAAAATTTCATGCAAAAGATAACACTCGATGAATTTTGCGCCCATTGGGTGAGGGAAAGGGAAAAGGGAGGCTGGGATCCGTTCCTGCCCAGCCGTCTGGCGGGTAACACGTTTGATTTTGCCACCGAGGCCGGACAGTACAGCCGGCGGCAATTTCTTGCCTCCTTTCCCTCGGGAGGTTTCTGCGGCGGCACATGGACGCCACGTACCTCCCGTTGGGGGCGGAAGTTTACACATCCGGTCATGAATGACACGGGAGCTCTTGCCGCAGGTATCAAGGGAGAAGCGGACAGGACCGATATCAGGGGGCGGCGCAGCGACGGTAGCTGGATATTCCGTAAAGGGGCCCGCTACTCAATATGGACTACCGAGAAGAGCATTCCGGTCAAAGGCAAACGGGGACGTAGCAAGAACCGCTACGGGCATTATGCCGCCGTACACAATACCGACCCGAAATTTGGCCTGTACACTGTGAACCAGCATTCTGCACGGCGTCCCGTACACCGCCAGTTCATCGGTTTCTCCCCGAAGATAGAGGATTACATCGCTGATAACTTTATGGATATGATTTTTAAAGGATTTCCGGGCGTATGATAAAGGACAAGCATTCCGTAAGGCAACCGCATCAACCGGCTCCCGTGCAGGAAAGCCTGCCGGAAGAAGTGTCTGAAAATCCGTTTGTGAACATGTATCAGGCGGTGAAGCGGGCCATACAGACCATAAGGGAGGATCCGGACGATCCGCTCTCACCTCCCTTTTTCAAGACTATAGCCATTGACAACGGACAGTTCGCCCGTATCGTACGTGGGGAAAACACGGAATATGAGACCCTTTTTCCGGCCGTCTTTATCCATTTCGTCAACGTGAGGTACCTGGTGCAACAGCAGAGAATCGGCGAAGGACGCGCCACCATGCGTGTACGCTTCATTCTTAATACGCTCAACAACGGGGACGAGGATAGGGAGTGCGAGTCATTCATCGTATTCCAGAGGCTGAACGTGGCCATTCAGGATGCCAAGAACAGGGAATCCGCCCTTAATGAACGGTGTAACCTGACCTATTTTGACATGCCGACAACCACCAATATGCTCCAGGCGTATTGGGTGGACTATGAGGTATGGTTCCGGGAGTCTTCCGCATGGAAATACAGGGATTGGATAAGACGCTATCTGGTCATGCCGCCTTTCACGCAGCATGGCGATGCGCCGCAGCATGACGGCGGCGGGCACGGCTATCACCCTGAACCGGGCTATGATAAGGTGACCGGATTCAGTCGGGCGGTGGAAACAGACGTACATGACGGAAACAAGGATGACATTTCCGGCATTTGATGGTTGGGGCTTTGCACATTCACGATATGGATATCCGAAGGGGTAGCCCGGCACTTAGTCTGTTCAAGTAATGCATGGTCATTTTTCGATTAAATGTCATTATTCCGGAAGGTAAGTCCCGCTGCCATATCCCAATGTCTTATAAAATGATCTTAAAGTTACGTGGAGTGCAGATGGAACAGCCTGTCCGGTACTGTTTTCAACCCATAATCTTGCTTGACGCCTACTCTTCCATAAAAAGAAAAACATGAGTACAGAAGAATTGCAATATGTGGTGGGTGAAGCAAAAACGGGTGAACCTTCCGTTATCCGTTTCTTCGGCCGCATAACGGAAGAAACCACCTCCCAGTTCAATGACGAGTTCGACTTTCTTGAAAATATTATCCGTCCCTCCTGTATCCGCGTGTTAATCAATTCGGAAGGTGGCAGTGTCCTTTACGGCATGTCCACTTATTCCACCATCGCCAATGCCAAAGTGGACACCGAATGTGTCATCGAGGGTGTGGCGGCGTCAATGGCTTCCGTTATCTGGGCTGCGGGCAAACGTTCCCTTATGAGGGACTACGCCATTTTAATGATCCATAATCCTATACTGCCGGACAATGACGGGGAGGAGCCTTCGGACATGCTGTTGGCTTTCACCTGGCAGATAGAAACGATTTATCGAAAAAGATTCGGTTTGAATAAGGAGCATGTGCGCGCCATTATGGACGGGCAGGCCGGCAAGGACGGGACTTATTTTGATGCGCAGGCTGCCGTAAAAGCGGGCATCATTCCATCAGAGAACGTTATTCGTACATCGAGGCAGCTCTGTCGCAAAGTACATGACGAGATCGCCGGACTGGCGGACATGGCGGCCATTCAGGAGTTGATGGACCGTGTCAGTAAGGGGAATAAACCTTTTGAGGATATTTTTCCTACTCTTACAGAAACAGAAAACGATATGACAAACGAAAACAAGACACAAGGTTTTGAATATGGGGCGATTGCCGCCTCGCTGGGCATGAAGGACAGAGAAGTCAAGGACGTGATGGCCCGTATCTCCGAACTGGCAGCCATGGAACCTAAATACAATGAGGTACAGAAAGCCCTGAGTGACGCACAAACGGTCATTGCCGGCAAGGATGCTGCAATCCGGAACTTGCAGAAGGATCTGTCCGCTGCCACGGCGCGTCTCTCCACTTACGAACAAAAGGAGAAGGACGAGAGGACATCCCGCATCGAAACGCTGGTGGAGAACGCCATTGGCGAAGGCAAGATTGACCGTGAGGCAAAAGCGCAATGGGTGGAGATGGCGGAGGCCAACTTCGAGTTGGCGGAAAAAACACTGGGTTCCATCCCCGCGCGTGAGATCATCTCCAAAGAAATCGCCAATGATCCGGCCAACATCCAGGCCACGGCGGAGGCGAGCAGGACGGCCGAGCAGATGATGGCCGAGAAGGTGGCCGAGGTGGTCGGCGCGGATTTCAAGTTCCGTAAACTCTGACAGGCAGACATCCGATCTTAATTGACATGCCGGAGGCCGCAGGGCCTCGCGCGGAAACACAAGTATCCGCCAGTCGGCCAAGTTTCACATTCCAACGGAAAAACTTAAAACGACAATGGCCGATACAGTAAATTTTCTTCAAAATGGATATAGTGGTGAGGTTCTTGAGGACCTGCTGACCTATACCGTGCAGGGTAATGATACGGTTCGTGAAGGACTGATCCATATCAAGACTGGCATCCAGCACCGTTATACACTCCCTGCCATCAAGCTGGGCAATATCATTCAGGACAATGTGCCAACCCCACAGCCCATTCACGGTTCCAAAGGGGATGACGGCTCGAACGAGTACCAGTTCACCGAACGGTATCTTGAGCCCTCTGATTTTATGGTTTACCTTGAGTTCAACCCCCGGGACTATGAAAAGTACTGGCGTTTCGCACAGCCGGAGGGCAATCTTGTATTCCGGGAACTTGACCCGAAAATCCAGGCCACGATGCTTCGCCTGCTCATGGACAAAAAGAACGAGTACATCGGTAATGCCATATGGACCTCCGCACGTGGCGGAGATACAGCAGCAAAAATTACCGCACCGGAAGGCTGTACAAAAATTGGCGCCAACAAGGAGAAGTATTTTGACGGTGTTGTTAAACGCATCCTCGACAATGTAAGTTCTAAGGACACACAGGTAGTTGCCGGCGGACAGTGTATCGTTTCGGGAACGACCGAGCTGACAGACGGTGCGGCAGTGGAAGCGGCTCTTTATGCGATGTGGAAAAAATGTCCCAAACAAATCCGCAAGAAGACATCCTTGGCCTTTGTGGTCGGATGGGATGCCTGGGACGCGTATGACCAATACATCTCGGACAAACAGGTCAAATACTCCGAAAACACCGAGGTCAACCGCTATCGCTTTAAAGGCAAGAGGATTATCCCGATCGTGGGAATTCCCGAACATACGATGGTGCTCGGAGAGTTTTCCACCGGGATGGACTCCAATCTTTGGATGGGGGTGGATTATGCCAACGATACGGATATTCTGAAAATTGACCGGTTGCAGGCCAACTCCGAACTGTTCTTTTTTCAGATGCGCATGAAAATGGACGTGAACATTGTCCGTCCCGCAGAGATCGTGGTGCATACCGCCTACAAAAAGAGCGAATAACACACCTTTCTTCATTTTTCAATATCCACCCGGGGAGCGGAGGTCAGAGCCCCGTTCCCCTTTTTTATTCCACTGGCATGGCAAAAAAAATAAATACGGAGGAGGAACCTCAAAAAGAAGGCAACAAGGTTGCCGCACCGGAACTTCCGGCGGAAGCAATACCGGAAATGTCCGAGAAAATACCCGCTACGGTTGAAGACAAACGGCCCGTCCCGGCTGAAAAGACAGGGAATACGGAGGACGAGGTGGCAGACCCGTATATACTGACTATTCTGGAAAAATTCCCTGCATATCCGTCCCTGTATATCGACAGGCATGGTGGGACCTACACTCCGGACACGGCGGCAACCGTCAGAGGCGGGGCTGTACTTTACAAAAACCCTTTTTATAACGAACTTAAAACAAAACCATAATGGCACTCGGCAATGTCTTTATCAAGGATGTGGACGGCAATATCCCTTACGACACCGGTTCTTCCAACGAGAAGGTGACGGGATTATTGTTTGATATTTCCCTTCAGTCCACACTCTTTACGGAAGGGTATGGCAAAACCAATGAAACGAAGCTCAAACCGGGGGATGTATGCTACATCACCACATTCAAGTCCGCCGTTAA